GCTAGCAGCAGCATATTTGTAGCTGGTTGGAGACCGTTCATTGGGTGGGTGTGTGGACTAGCTTTGATGTATCAATATTTGGTGCGTCCTCTAGTTGTAGCCTTCTTTCCTGCTCTGTCCTTCCCCGGTCTGGATGACAACCTATGGCAACTAATGATGGGAATGTTAGGGATGGGTGGTCTACGGACATTTGAGAAGACAAAAGGGGTGGCGTCCTAGCGGACGCACGAGCCATAACAGCTACGCAAGTTGCGTATGCAAACAACAAAGCCGCTAAAGGGAACTTCCCTCTAGCGGCTTTTTCTATGCCTGTTTCTCTATTTCCCTCTTGCTCTGATTGCTGCAACACATTCTTCTATTGCCTCAATTTCATTTTCAAACTCCCAAACACTTTTTTCTGAAATACCAACACACACCTTTGCACACGCCTCACGCTCTCTAGCTTCTACTAGGACGGTAAAGATTTTTAACAGTTCCATAGTCCACGGGTCAAGTTGCCCTGTGTGTCCTACATAAACTTCAGACACAAGTTTTTGATGCGCCTGTTCAGCCGTGTCCATTAGTTCTTGGTTCATGCCTGTTTCTCTTTCAAGGGAATACCTCCGTCATCTCCGTCTAGGTATATTTCAATGCGAAACACACCTAATGAAATAGTGATGGTGGCACAAGCAGCTCCTTCGTTTGGAATGTTGCCATCATCGTCCATCTCATAGGCAACACCACTCTCGATGCCAAACACCAAGCCAGATATCCAATCTACGTCAATTTGCATTTAGTTTCTCCTTTTCCTCTGTCCAAAGAACAGCATATATGTGTATCAATTCAACTGCTTCTACATAGCGGTCTAAAGAAGCGTTTACAAAAGTTTTAAAGGTTTGTCTGTCAATATGTTCTTCATCGAGAAGTTCAAACATATATGAAAGGCTGTAGGGGCCGTAAGAAAGATAGTCCAAAGCCCTTTCAACTTCCTTGTTTGTTTTGATGTTTCTCTTGTTTAACATTCCCTTCAGTTCGTTGAGAAAGAAAGAAGCAACCATTTGAGGTTTTGTTTTCTTTACTCTTTCTTCTTTCACTTCTGGCTCCTTGTAAATTGATGTAAAAAGACACCAAAACAATCAACAAATACCTCGTCATGTTCATTACGACCCATAGTGAACATAATAGCATGAACTAGCTCATGAAAGAAGGTTTGTTCCGCATAGGTCTTATGCAGCCCTTCTTTGATATAAATAGTGTATGTGGCAGGGTCGCACCTCCCCAAGTCGGTCATTTCAGGAACTATTTTCACAGTCCATTCACTTCCAGCTAATGAGAAGGTGCTTGGTATTGCTGTTTTAGCAGCAGCCATTATACACCACAGGAACCGCCACCAGTGAGTTCACAAATGTCCACTTCTTCATACACTACGTCCTTATGTTTCAATGCTTCTTCGTAAGGCACTGAGGTTAATGGTTGACCGCCACGACTACCATCCGGATAACAAGTAAAGCCACGAAGACGTGGGGCATATTTTGCAAGGACAGTTGTAAATTTATCAACCTCTCCTGCGTTATTGAACTTTGAACCCCAACTTGGCAGGTTGATAGTCGAGCTAATAGACATATCCACATAGTCCTGAATGTCGGCTTGGAACTTGATTCGTTGCTCATAGTTTTCACTTAGGTCAATAGCACTTTCAATCTTGCTTGGGTCAACTCCATATTTGTCGATAAGGATTTGAGCTGTTCCGTCAATGACATACTGATACTTCCACTTTGTCCCTTCCGTGAGAAACCTTCGTTTATATGCCACAGCAAAGAGTGGTTCAATTCCTGTAGTCGTCCCTGCAAGAATGCCAATGCTGCCTGTAGGTGCAATAGCTCTGTAAGCTGCTGGTCGGCTAATGAAGAATCGGTCACAATGTTCATCTGCTGCTCGTTTACTTTCATCTCGGTATACCTCTAGCCATTTCTTTAATTCGGGGACTACTTCGTATGGGTGTCCTTTTTTGAGCAGCCATTCGTGAATTCCCATAAGTCCAAGTCCAAGTCGTCGATTTTTCTCACGAACTGTATATACTTTTTCGTAGGGAAGATCAGCCCGGAGTGTACCACAGACCAAGAACTTAGAGGCAAGTTCCACAATGGACTTGAACTCCTCCAAACTCGTAACGTTGCCCAAATTAATTGACCCCAAATTGCAAACGTCACTATCGTCTTCTGATGTAACCTCAGTGCAAGCGTTTCTAAGAGTTTCATTCTGTTTATCCCCAAAATTAAAGCTAAAGCCCGGTTCTGCTGTCTCCATAGCCTGTCGTACATTCTGCTTAAACACAGCGTTGTTCTCAAGACCACCTACTAACGAGGCATCGTCATAATTCACTGAAATGTTAGTCATGTCCAACGGAGCAGAGGCATTAAAATCCTTCAGCTTCATGGCCTTGATGTCTTCATTCCAGTTCTTCATGGTTAGAAACTTCTGAATGTCATCATGCTGCCAATTAAGACTAGCATAGATAGCAGACCTACGGCTTCCTCCCTGCATTACATTACGTCCAATCTCATTGATAGCATTCATCAATGGAATAGGGCCGCTGGCAGTGCCTCCTGTACGGCTCAAAGCCTTTCCTGAAGGACGGAGACGGCTATAGTCAATACCAATGCCTCCACCTGTCATTAAACAGCTCATTGCTCGCCATGTAACGTTGCTCCACTCCTCTCGTGTGTCTTCTTCAGCACGAAGCAGGAAACAATTGTTATATGCCTTGAACGGACGACCTGCGTAATAAAGGTAACGACCTCCGGGCAAGAATTTCATCTCTTTGATATATTGTGTCAGAAGTTTACGGTCAGTTTCTGACATAAGGGTGCTGGTTGTACCTTCACGGCTACCACATACGTCTTCAACTAAACGCTCTGACAACTTAGCCCATGTGTCTCCCGGCCCTTGGGCGTACTTAAAACGAAACACATTCTCTGCAAAACTATTACGAAATTCATTCATGCTCATACTATTCTACTTCCTTTAAAAACCTGTCCATATTATCTTCTATAATCTCCGCAAAGGCATTGATAAGGTCTCTGCTGCTGACGTTCAACAGCTCCAGCAAGGACACCTCATCAAGCCTTTCCAGCTTCTCTTTTAGTTCTTCAAGAAGCACGGTCATCTTCTTCGTCTTCATCAAAAGCCAACAGGAACAGCAAACAACATACAGCGTGTGCTAAATGGCTCTTATGGCTTTCAGCATCAAATTGCTCTCCTTGTCGCCATGCCCAAATGTGACGCATAGCAGCATTAAAATAGCGAGTGTCAGGGTCATCAACGTGCTGCCAATTGTCAGGACTGTATTTGTTAGCACCATAGGTGAGCACCTCTACAACTTCTTCCATCGGGTTAGGTGGAACCAAAGACCACATAGGCTTGTTTCGGTCAAACTTAACACCTAATGAAGGCTTCTCTTTTGCAGCATCCCATCCCGACATATGTTTAATGCTATCGATGTAGTCTTTCACTTTCTCATCATATTCATGTTCAAAGTAAGGCACACCAATGCGTCCACAGCTCTCTTTATATTGGTCTTTAGTCATTAAATTACCTCTGCTTTGGTTAAGACATTGTTAGAATATGTCAGCTTCAAATTATCACGGACTTTTTGCCAAGTTGTACCATCAGTACATGATGCAACACAGTAAATCACTCTACTATTGTATTTAGTCTTGATTCGATATTCCAGCTCAGAATCCCACTGTGGGGCATCTTCTTCTGTAATCCATTCACCATGACTTTTACTGCCCAAATACCGAAACTCAACTTCTTGACCGTCAGCCCATGCCTGTACCACTTTAGCAAATTCTTGTTTATTCATTTCCGTATTTCCTCTCTAAGTATTCAATAGACAATAACATCTCATCAAAACCACCATCATGCACATCATTAAGGACAACTAGTCCTCGCCAATGCCTGTTAGAAAGATTGTCCATATAATCTTCATCATGTAGATAATAGCTACCAGCAACAATAGCACAAATAGGCTTACCATCAGCTCGTTTTCCATACGCTATTTGCTTTCCCTGTTGATGTCCCGCCACGCACGACATATGTAGCTTACTAATAATTGCAGCAGGAGAAGCGGCAGGACGACCCATTGCACCCACAGGCCAATAATGAGAAAACCCAACACCAGCAATAAACACTGGCTTGAGAAAGTCATGTACTTCCCAATCTTTTGTATTGCAATGGTCATACGTCATCAGTCCTTCTAGCATCGGGTTGTTGTTAATGGCTCGTACAATGCGGTTCTCATGGTTTCCCCTTAAGAACACCATACGAGGCTTATACACCTTGTGCTTGCTCTCTTTCTGTACCTTCTGCATGGCCTTTAAAGGGGCAAGGAGGGCTTCCATGCCCTTGTTCCCTGCCTCAATGTCTGCTAGATAGCGTTTTCCCTCGAAATACTTACTACCTGCTTTGTCATGGCTTGAGAGGCTTGGCATATCCCAATGGTCTCCAAGGTGTATAACAATGTCGGGCTTGTAGTCACAGATAGCCTTCCCTGCCCATGTCAGGTGCTTGGTAGGCGTATCTGGCTTGCATTGGGTATCAGGGATGCATAAAATTCTCATTCGTCGTTTTCTCCCCACCCTGTAGCACGTCCTGCAATTTCTTCCTCGCTGTCGTAATATTCGCCAAACCATCCCTCGCTCTCACGGAAGGGGGAATATTCAATGCGTACTTTATCACGTACACCACAATAGCCTGTGCTCTCTAAGAAGAACAAGAAGTCTTGTAGGATATTAGGCCAAGGGGTTCCGTCGTCATATTTAATAGCAAAGGTGATGTCTTTGTCTTCAATGCTGTCTTCTTCTCGAAATGTAAACTTATTTGTCATTTGGTTTCCTTTATGGAACAACGTAAAGCTGTCCCGTTTATTACACTTTTCATCAGCTCTGCATTAGCAAGGCTATAGGCAGGTTCGTCATAGAAGCTGCTGTAATATGCAGGGTCTTTCCCTACACGCACAGAGTTTCTTGCTATAACACCTTGTATGTCTTCTAAAGAGCCTCCCCAAGGCACTTTCTCATACGTCATGCTGCTTCCTTAAAATTCATAAAACATATGGCATTTCTGCTCTTGGTGGTTGTAAGGCACTCCTGCGAAATACATCAGAGGCTTCTCCGAGGGGACATAAGGAGAAAACCTCTGGCATAGCTCTGTAACAGGACAGCCGTGTCCGTCACATAACGTAATATCATCCACTCCATTGCTCCTTCTTAGCACAGGGGAAAGCATTAACAAGGGACACAGCTACAAAGGCAGAAGCCTCTTGGTGTCTCTTGTCTGGGTGCTCCTCTAACAGCTTCCGAACAATGCCTATCACCTGCCCCACTGTCACCTTTGGAGGGATGCAATAGAGGTCTTCATCCTTAGCCATTGAATAACCATTGATAAACCCCGCTGCTGCTCCGTTCATATACGGGTCTTTGCTGTTCAAAGCATTCAACAGCTCATTGCCTGTAAAAGCATACGACAAACTACTTGCTAAAAGCAGAGACATAGCTAATAATTTCTTCATGTTTTCTTCCTTTGTTCCTTTTCCTCAGCACTCTTGATGACATGGCAGGGCTTACATAGAACTTGAAGGTTCTGTTCCTCACAGAACAACCTGTCAATGAATGTGTCCCACCCTTGCCATCCCTTCTTGGGGTCTACTGCTGGCTTCTTGTGGTCAACCTGCACCTCTTTAGCTACGAATTCCTGTTTACATTCGTTGCATTGAAAGTGTTTAGCAAGTTTCCCTGTTTTTACATTGGTCTTTCTCTCTGTAAAGGCAGCATCAAGCACAGCATATTTAGGAGGCCACCTCTGAGTTGCTGTTCGTAATGCCGACACAACAAAGCTCTTGAACCTAGCCTCCGTCCATTCCCCGCCGTTATACGTTCTTACGTTGGGGGTTGCCATAGCTGCCCCTCTGTTCGTCGTAAATACAATAGTTGCCCGTTCTCTAACACACGCTCTGGAGCCTCTCCAGCAGCCTTATAAGCCTCTACAACAGCCTCGTACATCTCCTTGTCTGTTGTCAGCCCCTTAAGCAGCTTTGCAGCCTTTACAGGGCCAATGCCTTTAAGCCCTTGGATGTTATCAATTCGGTCTCCTGTCAGCATTTGCAAATAGAAGCTCTTTAGTCCTTCTTCTTCAGAGACAAAGTATTCCAAGTCCTTTACGGGGTTGTAATGCCACCCCGGTAGTTGGTCTAGGTCTTTGTCCACATGAACAATCCACACGCTCTTTCCGTTTGCAAAGATGCCCACAGCGTCATCAGCTTCTTCACCCTCAGTTGTTACAGCCTCCAGCCGTGTTAGGTGCTTTCTCAAAGCCTCGTAATGTTCTGGCTTCTCTAGGTCTTTCCTGTTCCCCTTATAAGGCACTGTCTTGGCAATGTCATAACGGAAGTTTGTTTTCCCCGTGATGAAGGCATTGTAGGTTGTGCATTTAAGGCGAATATACACCATGTCTGTCAGCCATTCAGTGAGCCGATTCTTAGCCCATTGTTCCTCTACATCTTTGCAGGAGAAAGCAATGCTATAAACTAAGAAGTCGGCATCAATGACAGCCTCCGTTGGTTTAGGAGGCAGAGACATTACAACTCCATGTCTGCTGTGTCTTCTTCCTTAGCAGAAGGGACATAGGTGACAAGCTCTGTAACCACCACACGCTTGGCAGAGGCAGCAACGCCTGTCTTCTTAGCAAACTTCCATTCGTATGTGCCTAGAACCAATGTTGCCTTTGAACCATTGCCGATAGTTTTGGGGTCAATGTCCTTACCATCGTCGTCCACAGGCTGAATAGCGAAGTTGCTCTTGCAGGTGACAAAGCGTCCCATGCTCTCGTTCTCGCCTACATGAACACCCAAGGCTTCCACCTTAGCAACGTCTTCAGCAGACAGATTTCCTAGCTTCACCAGATACTTCTTAGAAGCCTCTGTGTATTGGTTAAATTGAACCATGTCAGAAGCGTAATACAGCTGTCCGGTGATTGTGATAGGTTTAGTAGTCATTTAAGTTTCCTTTTAAGCAGAGCCTCTCGGCTCAATGTGTTTCACGCCAATTGCGTCCAATCTTATACTCTCCATTCAGGGGGCATCTAAGACCAAAATGTTCCCCTGCTTCAACAATGCTTTGCACTGCTGCTTCACCTACTATTGTAGCATACTTGTCAGATGTTTCAAGCTGAATTTCATCGTGAACATTAGCAACTAGCTTAATAGGCCATGAATTTTCCTTGCATTTGTTGTAAAAAAGACACAAAGCCTTCTTCATAACAATAGCCCCTGCCCCTTGCAGCAAGCTGTTTAAGGCTGCGTGTTCGGAGCGTACCCAAATCTTCCTCCCGTCTAAGCCCGGTACATAGCCCAAAGCAGCATAAGCCGCTACCTTTTTTATCAGCTTGGCTAAAGAAGGAGTTCCTTTAAGAAACTGCTCCTTGAGACGTTTTCCTTCCTTCGTAGAGCCTCCGGCAATGCTTCCAATTTTCGCATCTCCTGCTCCATAGAGGAAGGCATAGATAAATGTTTTTGCAACGTCTCTTGTCGGGAGACCCGCAGCCTTTTGGTTAACGGTATGAACGTCTGTCCCCTCTTTACTGCTTCCATTTGTAACTGTGTCCACATACTTCTCGTCCTTCATGTAATGAGCCAACATTCGTAGCTCTAAACCACTAGCATCAATTCCTACCAATACCTGTCCGTCTTCGGCTGTCCAGCATTCACGACACTCAGGGCCATAGACACTACCTGCATTAGGTATCTGTGCCATGTTAGGGCTGCTGTGCGTCATCCGCCCTGTTACAGCTCCGTTGGTAATCACCTTGCCGTGTACCCGTCCGTCCTTGCCTACAGCCTCCAACCAGCTTTCTATCTGAGCTACACGCTTCTGGAGCATCAAATATTCAACAATGGGAGCTGCTTCCGGCAGGTCTATCTTCGACAGCACACCTTCGTCAACTATAGGCTGTCCGGTTTCTGTGTGCTTGTCGGGCTTCCATCCAAGCTCGATGAGCTTTTCTCCAATTTGCTTCCTTGATGCGGGATTAAAAGTAGCCACCCCATCTTTGAGAGGTTTTCCAGTTTTGTCACTGGTTCGTTTAACAACGACAGGAGGCCATCGTTCTTGCATTTGTTCATATAAAGCATCCAATTTTCCTTTGATGTCAGTAAGTAGGCAGGTTGCATAAGGTATGTCCAGTTTGAAGCCATTTCTGACTTGTTCTTCAATAATGAAAGCAACTTCATGCTCCAACAGCACACTTTCTTCACTAAACTGTTTCTCATTAAGCTCACTGACTAGATTGAGATACAACTTAGCTGTCACTTCACAGTCTTGTTGGCAATAGCTCTCTAACAAACCCATATGAGGAGAGTCAAAGCATTCACCTTTGTACTCCTCTCTGCGTCCTTTAAGCCATTGCCATGCGCTGCTATAGCTGGTCTTTTGACACCCGAGGCTGTTTCCCCACGCTTCTAATGAATGACCATTCTCTCTGCTCGGCTCTAACAGCCGACTTACTATCAACGTATCGTACAACAGGTTCGTAGCTATCTCTATCTTCCAACACTTCTTCAATAGAGGGGAGTCGAATGCTATTACGTTGTGACCTACTATCAATGAAGCGTCCTTTAAATAATCCATGAGGCTGCTTGCTTCTTTCCATGTTCTTTTCTCTCCAGTGTCAATGTTCTTTGTACATACAAGCCATATTTTCGTATGGGCTAGGTTGCTTTCACAGTCAAGGACTATCCTCATTTCGTTCTTTCAATATGTCTTTACTACGCCTGTTTGCTGGTATTTTATCAGGACAGGCACACCTGAAGTCCTGAGTCCAATACTCTCCTCCGTTCTCGTGTACCAGCTTATACCCATGTTGAGACCATTGCTTCATTGATAGACTGTACATGAAATCAATGGCAGCATATGGGTTGTGTTTTTTAGGAGGGTCATACCAATTGTTGCAAGCTCCATCAGTCCAATAATAAATAGCTCCCTCATTGTTCACAATTTGCATATCTTTATGGAGCATTGGAGCTGAAGGGTTTTCCTTATAATAGCTACCTGCTGCCTCAATCAAGTTACCAAACCCATCATCATTATAAGCATAGTTGTTTCTATGCTGAACTAGTTTACCAAAAGCATTGTGGTTCCATGTTGTTGTCATAGGTTTTCTTCCATAAGCTCCACCATCACCTCATAAGAGCCTGAGCCGTTATGCTCATCATAATACTTGTCGAGAGCCTCATCTGCTGTCTCTGCTTCGTATTCGTATGTTCCACGGTCTGTGTACACTTCGTATAAATTCATATCATTCTTTCAAAAGGGCGCAGCAGGGAGCTGCTGTTGTTTCTGTTGCTGGTAGTCCTTCTCTTGTTGTTTAGTCCAAGGAATAGCCCCTGTAGCAGGAGGGAAAGGCCAAGGGATGTTCATAATTCCTCCAATTTGTTAAGTTCACACTCACTAAGTGTACCACTATTTCGGTCATAGAACAAGCCAATTTTCTCGCCTGTTGCACGACCGCTAAACCTGTCCTTCAACACTCGTAGTGTCGTTGTCTGTCGCTCTATCGGGTCTTCTGCTTGCTTGTTACGCTCAAGACCAATAAGATAGTGCCCCCAACGTGCAATGGCTCGTGAGCCTGTAAAGTGCTTCTCCAACACCCTGCCACCTTCCTCATGTGCCTTCCCCTCTGGTGTAGTGAGGTGAGACACAAAATGGATGATTAGTCCATCGCTCTGTGCAAGGGAGGCCATGTCTGCCATGATGCCATCCAAAGCACGTCTCTCGTCCTGCTCATTCGCTGCCAATGCTGTCAGATGGTCTAAGTATATCATCTTAATGTCATACGCCTTGGCGAAATAACGAATAATTTTCTTTACACTAGCCCAATCCATAGCACCAAAGTGTTCCATCATGTAGAGCTGTCCTCGTTTATCCAAGCTCTCAATGCTCTGCTCATATTGCTCACGAGTCCAGCCAGCATCAGGAATGTGATAGAGACGTTTGTCTAGCTTACCCGCTACTCGCTGTGCAGTTTCTACGACATTCTGCTCTAGGTAAATAACCCCTACTTTCTCATTCAAGACATCAATATCATAGGCAATTTGCTGCGTAAACACGTCTGTCTTACCTACACCAACACCCGCCCCGAAGCCATAAAGCTCCCCTTTCCGGCGACCATACGTAAGCGTTGTCAATGACGGAAACGCCCAAGGCACTCCCTCCACCGGAGGTGCAAGAAGCCTGTCCATAATGTCATGTACGCTGACAATGCCCTCTGGTCTATGTTCTTCAGCTCTCCACCAAGCATTGATAAATTCCTTGGTTTTACCTGCCACCAAGTAGTCGCAAGCGTCCTTATAGCCCTCAACGTGCTTCATGATTTTGCTCTTACCTGCGAACAGGTCTGCCACTTCTTTAGCTGCCTTAATGCCCGGCTCATCCCCATCAAAGCACACCACCACCAGCTCGAAGGTGTCTAGCCATTCAAACGCCTGTTTACAAGCCTTTAAAGCCCCTGCTGCGCCATTTGGCACAGATACAGTGGGATAAAGGCTTCCTTGCATTTGAAAGGCTGCCAATGTGTCTAGCTCTCCCTCGGTAATGGTAATAGTTTTACCTCCGGCTGGAAATAGCTCTTGTCCGAAAAGTGTATCCAATTTTCCGACACTAAAAAACTCCTTGGTTTCGACAATTCTTGTTTTTAGACCATTCTTATAGCTGTAAATTTGTTTCCCGTTCGGGCTATAAACCTTATAACGCTCACACGTTGAAAGTGTAATGCCCCGTTCGGGAATGCCCTTAATCTCGCCTTCCGGCTGTATGTTTTCCATTTGTTTCTCTTTTCGGGTTGCTGGCGCTAATGTCTTATACTCTTGAAATGTGCTATTGCATGAAAAGCAATGAGAATGTCCATCGTCATACGTACAACAAGCATCTGAACTCCCGCAAGCAGGGCATTCGCCTTTAGATAATAGTTTACTTTCGTTCATTCTTTTCCTTTAATTTGGCTTCAACCATATCGATTAAATTAGAAGGTGTGCGAAACCATCAGCCGCTTAACCAACGCCGACTCTCCGTCTGTCAAACCGACACAATTATCTTTTCGTGGATAGTTTTCGATATTTCGTTCATTTTGAAAATACACCTTCGACACTATATCTTTTAGCGGATAGTTTTGGATAATTAGCTGAGAAAAACCCAATACCCGTGCTAATGCTGGTCGGTCAATTTCGCAAAGTTGTTCTTCATTAAGCCATTTGCTCAACGTTCTAATATCAACGTCAATGTTTAGCATATTATTTAAGTTCTTTCTTTAATATATCCACAATATAAGCGAGTAATAAGACAATAATAAATAAAAATATTTCAGTAGTAGTCATACTATAAATGATTATTCGACAATAATATTGATGATGCAGACAACCACAATGATAGATAATAGCATTTAGGTTCCTTTAATGTCTTTTAGCTTCAAATAGGCATCAATTTCCGCTATTACAGCGTCTTTTCCATGTTTTACGACCAAATAGGCAACATTATTTAACGTTGTCTGGAAG